TGTCCGTCATGTATTCGTACGCGTGACTGTCGACCTTGACCCCACCGATGTACAAATCAATGGTCGATCCTTTGAACAGTTTAGTCGCGATGTCCGTGCCCTCGAACCACACCGCGTTGATCAGATCGCCGACGATCGGAATCTTGATGCTCGTGTCGTGTTGCGTGATATCTTTGACATACTTTGGGGTCTGCGCGAAGTTTGTGTGTCTCGAAAATTTCGATCGAAACGGACTGTGTGTCAAATCGTCGGTCAGTAAGTAGGTATCTTGGATGCCCTTACTGGCGAGACTGATGATCGACATCTCTTCTACTACAAAACTAGAAATTAAATGCAAATCCTTGCGGCACGTCGGGCTGTGACTGTTCCTGTTTCTTCTCCTTCGCGCCGTGGATTTTGAACCCACCCGCGCGATACACCTTCATGCGTTTGTAACACATCGACACCAACAAGCTCCAATCATCTCGCACGTCGTAGATGAACGGTGGATTTTGCTTACCCTTGGTCTCTCGCATGATGCGACCTATGGATTGCGTGATGTCAGACTTCGGGGACGCGAGAAGCACGGTGTCGAGCGCGGGAATGTCCAACCCTTCGTGCGCTTGGGCGAACGTCGCGAAGATGATTTTCTGTTCACTCGACGCCTCGAGGTCGCGCTGTTTCATCCCCCCCATGTACAGACCCGATGTTTTCGGAAACGCCTGATGCAGGTATTCGCAGTGCCAGCGCCTGTCCGTGAGCACGAGCAAACGGCGGTTGCCCTTGGACGCCTCCTTGATCCACTTGACGAGGAACGCGTTTCGATCCTTCAGTTCCACGAGCATGGTGATCATGTTCGCGAGACAAATCTTCCCCTGTCGAGTCAATGGCGGTCCGTCTTTGTAGATCTCGTGCGTGAACGGGAGCGTGAACACCTCGACGTTGTCTTGATTTTTACGTTCGACTTGGAAGAAACACGGTCCCATGAAAAATTCCATGACTTTGCGAAGTCCGTCTTTTCTGTCGGGTGTGGCTGACAACCCGAATAAGTGTCGTGGGTTCATTTTGAACAGAGCTCGACTGAACGATCGAGCGCAAATGTGATGGCACTCATCCACGATACACGTGCCAATCGAGGAAAAGTCTTCCGTCGAATACTCTTTTTGACTGAGACTCTGTAACATGGCGATGACGAAATCTGCCTCGACGTCGAGTTTTGGACCTTGGACGACCCCGATCGTCGCGCCGGGGCAGAATTGTGCGATGCGTTCGCGCCACTGATCGGCGAGGAAGCTCTTGTGTACGACGATCATCGTGCGATACCCGAGTCGTGCGGCTATAGCCAGCGCGCACGTCGTCTTACCATACCCACACGGTAAGCTGAGGAGCCCAGAAGAAGCTTTAATAGCTGCATCGACCGCGACGTTTTGGTGGGTTGCGTCTCGGAGGACTCCCGTGAATTTGATCGGACATCGAATCGGAGGGATTCTTTTGTCTTCATTCGGGGGTCCAAATTTACTTTGGGCGTAAAACTTGGGGACGCATATACCACCTGTTTTTTTTGCCAAGCGAAAAACTTTGAAAGGTGGTGCTGGAAAGCCTCCATAATCCTGGTTGTCTGTGATCGGACGTACTGTAAGCTCTTTTTTAATTTCTACGATAGGACCTTCGTACACAATGCACCCACTCGCCGTCACGATCGTTCGAACCATATCAGAAGATATTTTCATTCTTTTATGCCATCTCTGGATGGTTAAAAAATTGAAATTTCAAGATTACCCAAATATAAGCGCACCAACCCAAGCCCGCCTCCTCAAAATCCGACGCTCTCGAAAACTGAACACCATGTCGACCATCGCCGATCGCTTTGCCACCAGCCGCGTCTTCTGTCAGGCTGTCAACGCCGCGGAGAAGTACGTCGCGGACGACATCCCGTTTCTCCGCTACTATTTCCTGAAGAAGCAGGGGACGTCGACGTTTCTATTCCAATGGCTCGACAAGCTCGAGCGCGGCGGTCTCACCCGCGAACAGGTCTTATCCATCGTGCATGGCACCGACTATCAGCATGAAGATATCGAGGAGTCCAAAAAACCCTCTTCACCCAAGAAGAGAAAGTACACCGCTCGACGTGCGAAAACGCCGACCGACGACGAAGAGAGTCCAACTGCGACGCCTGTGACGTCGCCGACGCGCCCATCATCGAAGAAGAGGACCGTCGCCCACGAAGAGGAGGAACCCGTGACTCCGAAGGCACCTCCTAAGAAGAAACGCATCGCACCGCCACCACCGGCGAAAAACCCTCGTCCGTCAAAAAAGGAGAATCAAGTCATCGACGAGTCAGATATTGACGAAGAAGATGACGGGTCCGAATCTTCCTCCTCGGACGACGATCAAGATGACGACGACTTCCAACGACGTTGAAATTTTTCATGTTTTTAATTAAAGAATATCTTCGTATCTTACTCACAAGAACCATGCCCATCTTAAACGTCGACGAGAACATCAAGAAGATTATCGAAGCGATCAATGGTATGACGGCGGAGATTTACCGCCTCGAGGGATCCCTTCGGGTCTTCAAGGAGTTTCAATCGAAGGGCTTGAAGGAGGTCGACTTGCCGGACACCCTACCGCCAGATGACGACGCGATTGTGTTGAAGAATCCAGAGCTCGTGACCGAGTCTTTGCCCGAAGCGTCCGCGTAAATCTTTGGCGCATGCAACGAAGTGGTCAAATGCGGGACACGTATTGGAAAGGGCTCGAGCGGTACTTTACATCTCAATAAGTTTTTATATATGTGTAATGTAAACTAAGCCACTATGAATGTAAACTTTAATTACAATGAATCCCAGAATGACTATAAAAATGCGACTGCTCGTAATGACCGCGCACTGATGCGCATACTCAAGCTCCCGTATACGTTTGAAAACAATAAGAAAATGCAGAAAGTACGTCAAGTCATGCGTTCAATTTCCGATGAAAATGCACAAAAGTGGCGGTTCAATTCGGAAATCTCAAACGCACTTGCTTCTCGAATCAAACGTGATTTGAAGCAAGCACTCGGTCGAAGAGCAAACAATAGAGATGTTGACGCCATTTTCACGTCAAAATGGAACGGCGTTGAGCGTAACTACATTGCCAATGCCAACATTTTCGAGAATAACGAAGGAAGGCATTTTGGTTTCAAGAATGTCGATAAGAACGACGTCGTTGGACGTTTGGCAAAAAAGTTTGGACGCGACACATCGAAAGCGGAGTTAACGCGTTTCAAAAATGCTTTTTTCACAAAAATTAAAAGAGACACCCCGTTAGATTTGGGAACTCTGAAAACGATTCTCCGACGCACGCCACGCTTGAATCCCGAGTTTGGAGACATATCATTCGTGAATAATTTGACAGGACAGGACATGGAAATTCGAGCAATCAGAAATGCGGCGAGACATGTGTACGGGCAGAACAATCAAAATAACATGAACAACAACAGCGACGTTCGCAGCGTTCGCAGCAACAGCAACAGTGCTGCCAATTATGTCGCCAATGTCAATCGTGTTCGTCGGAACGCCATCCGTAATGCCGTAAATCGAAACATCACTTGGGAAACAAAGGTCGTTAACACACCCCCGCGAGACGCCGTGTCGCTTCAAAATTTCAAAAACGGTTCCAAGGTTGTCAACATAGGCTTTAATAGATACGTGAGCCCGGCGACGTTTCGAGCACTCGCGCGAACGTCTATGATTCAAGCCTATAATCGCAATGGAAATGCGGTGCTCTTTAAGAATCCGTTCACGCGACAAAACATGAAACGCTCAAACGTCAAATTCGTCGTTTTGCGAACAAAGAACGCCGCGGCGCGAAAAATCCAACAGGCGTTCCGTTCACGACCGAAGAGTAAAATGCTCGCTGCGGCGATCAAACGACGTAGAACCACTAATTAATTCTGATTTTCACCATACCTTTTACAATTCGCATCCGATGTGGATTGTAAAAAGAATCTTTGAAGAATGTATTTTTTTACCCTGCGCTCTCGGAATCATCGCGGGTTTGCAGAGCAAAAGAAACATGTGATTTACTGTAGATGAAGATATTAGCTATTGATGTCGGGTATCACAACATCGGCGTTTGCTTCGCCGTTTGTTCTAGTTCCAATGTCGTCAGAGTTGAAATTATCAAAAAAGTATCCTTGGAGGATTTTAAGTTTTCGACGGACTCGAACGAGCTCGTCGACCTCGTCCCGGCGTTCTGTGAAGCGCATGAAACCCTGTTCGACGCCGCGGACGTCGTGCTCATCGAACGTCAACCACCGCAGGGGTTAAAAGCGATCGAGGTGTTGATGCATTACATGTTCAGGGACAAGGTCGTGCTTGTGTCACCGAATTCTCTCCACGTCCATTTTGGGATGGCACACCTGAACTATGACGAACGTAAGGTTCGAGTTGAGAAAATCGCGTCACGTTACATCCAACATCTCGAGTGCCCGTGGGAACGCAAACACGACATCGCGGACGCCGTCTGCATGGTTGTGTATTACAACTTCAGACACAATGTGCATATCTTCGATCGGTTCAGATTCATGCATGGTAGACGATGACGATTTATTTCCCAGGGGAATTATATAAAAGATGGGAGCTCAGCAATCCAGTGTTGCACTCGAAAAGGAAACGAAAGAGCCGGCGCCGGCGGTGCAATCGGAGACTGCGGAAAAGAAACCGAAACCCAAGAACATCTCGGATGCGACCCTGAACAATATCATATCAGGAATTGATCAACAACTTCAAAAGGACAATGTATCATTCAGTGAACAAGACTTAGTAATCCTCGCGGAGTTTATGGCGTACATCTCTTTTTACTTTGAGTGGTTGACCGAAAAGAAGGGTGCCAGACCGGGGAGTCTTCGAAAACTGGTAGACGAAGCGAATGAAAGGCTGCGCAACAAGTATGGGAAAGACAATGCAGATACTGCCCAGGCGGACAGCAAATTTGTTCCCAGTGAAAGCTACAGAATGCCTCGATACGAAACGTACTCCATGCCCACCTCGATGAATCTGCGGTATTAATTCATTCTCGGATCTTCGAGGCGTTGCACTTAGAAAAACAAACACATGCTCGAGGAACAACAATGAAGGTCATCTTCGCGTTTCCAGGAAGCACGTTTTCGGGGGATTTTCTGAAGAATTGGTCCGACGCGATCGTGTACCTCACGTCGCGTGGCTACCAGATCTCGATGATCAACGCCCAGAGTTCTTTTGTCCCGTTTTGTCGAATGAAGACGTTAGGGTTGGACGTCCTCCGAGGGCGCGACCAGCTCCCATTCAATGGCAAAGAATTCGACGTGTGGATGACGATCGACTCAGACATCATGTTCACCCCGCAACAGGTGGAAACCATGCTCGAGAATACGAAGAAATATCCCGTCGTGTGTGCACCTTACGTCATGCAAGACAACAAAAATTTGGCGGTCGTCAAGGCGTGGGACATTCAAACGATGGGGCAGAAGGGTTCGTTCGATTTCATGACAAAGGACGATTTGCGAACGTCGAGTGATCGTTTCATCAAGGTCGCGTACGCGGGGATGGGGTTTTTCGCCGTGCGTCGCGAGGTTTTCCATAGCCCTAAATTGACGTATCCCTATTTTCACCGACCGTTGATCGAGTTCGAATCAGATAGTGGTATTCGATGTCAAGATATGACATCCGAGGACGTCGCGTTTTGCTTAAATCTATCCGACGCCGGCTTCGGTATTTTCGTCGACACCGACACCAGGGTGGGTCACTTGAAGTCGTTAACGCTCTCATGCTGATCAGCGTCCCCGCGTGTGGTCGCTGCCTCGATTACAAGGACGCGCTGTGTTTGGATCACCCAGCGTGTCTAGGAATTCACGTTGCCGCATGTAAGTTGAGACCCTTCGAACTTATGTTCGAAGCCTTCCATGCGCCAAAGTGTATGAATTATTTGTACTATGCTCATCTGGATAAGGGTTCGTCGAAGCTTAATTACGAGCTTCGTACACGTCGCGCCGCCGCCACATGACCCCATAGTCATTCGTCCCTGGCATGTCACCGTTATCCGCACCCTTGGCGTCGTTGTACTTACACTTGACGAACGCGACACCTCCAAAGTGGACGTGTTCGTCGCTGCCGTGCAAGCCGACCATCACGCGTGTCGGGTGAGCTCGGAGATAGTCCACCGCGGCGTTCATGTACGCCCCCGGTCCCGTGGGATAGAGACAGTCGAGTCCATAATGATCGCGGTCGACGTTCCACAATATGAGATCGATCATTTTTTTTGAAATAGCATGCGCTGGCACTGACCCTATGAATGCGGTGTACAAACACATCTGATTCGGTGGACAATCGGTGCTCGTGTAGTATTCTTTGATCCCGTTGTTGTAAAAAACATCGAGGGATTCCAAACACACCTGACGAAGATCGCTGTACCACCCACCCTCGGCGTGCATGATGAGATGGCGCATGAGGTCACATTTGTAAGAATAGGGTTTCAAGCGATTGTACGCCTCGAGCACGCGATCGTCGTAGTTGTCTTTGATGTACTGCACACAATCGTCACCCGAGTACAATTTGATTTTGAATCCCGGGTTTT